CGAGTTGCATCCATCAAATCGTCATTCTTTTTTATCGGTTCATAAAAATAGTTCTAACTTGCAAGATGAAATTAAAAACTACAAGTACGCAAAAAATATGGATGGCGAGATCCTTAATGAACCGATAAAAAAGAATGACGATTTGATGGATGCAACTCGATATACTGTAACAAAATTTCTATAAATATGGCTAATATATTCAAACGTTTTATAAATCGAAAAGGTTCGTCCACCCTGGGCAGTTTATCAACCTCTTGGAGGTGGTTCTCTTATAGTCTTTTCGGACCTGCTCTTTATAATAGATCAATGAAACACTACGTTGAACAGGGATTCGGGAAAAATCCCTTTGTTTTTATGGTGATAAATAAGATCTCAGAAGTAATAAGCCGGATGGATTATGAAATCAAAGATCGCAATGGAAATCCGACCGAAAATTCACCGCTAAATAGAATATTAATATCACCTAATACTAATCAGCCTTATGATGAATTTATTTATAATATCGCCGTACAATTACTATCATCAGGGAATGCCTTTATCTATGGAGTTAAACCAGTTGGATTTGATAATATATCAGAGTTAAAGGTCTTATCGTCTAAGGATACAGAGATCAAAGTAAATCGATCTTATGAAGTAACAGGATATTGGGTAACAGAAAATGGCAGAACGATTAAATATGAAGCCGAGGAAGTACTACATATTAAGTTCCCGAATATCGTTAAAAGTGGAGTTGATTCATTGTATGGATTCAGCCCACTCGAATCGGCTATTATGGTTTATGAATCATCTAATAATGTATTTGAAGCTGAAGCCTCTATATTTAGAAATCGGGGAGCGGTTGGGATCCTGTCTAATCAGGACACCGAGCAACCGATGTTGGACGATGAACAGGAAAGAGTTCAATCAGATTGGCAGGAAAAAACATCAGGATCTCATCGGTTCGGTAAGATCATTGTAACCAATTCAAAGGTTAAATATGAGCAATTGGCAATGAGCCCTAACGACCTGAAACTAATCGAACAATCCATCAGTAAGTTACGTATAATCTGTAGTATTTATGGGGTGGATTCATCACTATTCAATGATCCCGAAAATAAAACTTACAATAATCGATCTGAGGCACAAAAAGCATTTTATACGGATGCGGTTATTCCATTAGCAAATAAAATTATCAAAGCTCTCAATAATTGGATCGGATCCGATGATAAGATTTCGCTCGATACAAGCAAGGTTGAAGCACTCAGGACAATTAATAAGGATCTTTCTGAGAAAGTGATTAACGAATATGAAGCAGGATTGATCGATCTACAGACCGCACAAAATTTGCTTGGTTACGGAAATTAAATTAAATTTGTTAAAAATGAAATCCGGACACACAAATAAATTACTAAGTCAAACTATTGAAAATAAACGATATGTCAAAGGAAATAAACCAACCAAAAAAGAATCTACCAATCTACGGAGTAAAATCAATCAACGTTCAAATCGAGGACATTGATGAGGGATCCCGAAAAGTAGTTGGTTATTTATCCGCTTTTAATATTATTGATTCGGATTTCGATATCATTCGGCAGGGTGCTTATAAAAAATCCATAACGGAACGAGGACCGAACTCGCCAGGGAACAGAAAGATTGCTCATTTAAGGCAACACGATTGGAATCGTCAGATAGGAAAATTCATCGAACTATATGAGGACTCCTACGGACTTAAATTTGTTTCAGAATTGGGGAGGTCCGATGAGGGTAATAACGCCTTTCTCGACTATCAGGATGGGATACTCAGGGAACATTCAATCGGTTTTAACTATATTCCTGATAAGTTAAAATTCATCGAGGACGATTCCGATTTCGGTGGATATTGGGATATAGCTGAAGTTATATTATGGGAGGGATCGGGAGTAACGTTTGGTGCAAGTGAATTTACCCACGTGGTAGATGTAACGAAAGGAGAGTCGGTTGAAACTGAGATCCAAAAAATCAATGCTCAAATGAACGGATTACTGAAAGGATTAAAAAACCCGAACCGAACAGATGAATCACTTTATAATATTGAAATGGCTTTAAAAGTCATTCAACAAAAATATAATTCACTTTTGAACTATGAGCCGAATCCTATTAAGGATCACTCAAAGGTTAAAGCCGAATCAGTTAAATCATTTTATCAAAATTTAATTACTAAGTAAAATCAATTTATTATGAAAGCATTTAAGTATTTTTCAATTATTATTTTAGTTCTTATCGGAGTGGGATTCGCTTCGATGGGAGCCGAATCATTGCTAACAGGATTCGCAACGATGGCTGTGGCTTTGCCTGTTTGGATCGTGGACGGCAAGTTCAAAGAATTATCAAAGGAAGAGATCGAAAAACTTGACGTTGAGGATATGGCGAAATATTACAACGCTGAGAATGAAAACTACAGGAAATCGATCAAAAAACTCATTGAAGAGAAAGCCGATTCCGATCTCATTAATCAACTTAAATCCGAATTTGCCGAGATGAAAGATAACCAAATGAAAGCGTTAAATTCAGCACTCGAATCACAAGGATTAATGATCCAAAAGTTAAGAAAGGATATCAACGGAACTACTGAAGTTAAATCAGTATACACATCAATAAAGGAGCAATTATCTAAGCACATTGAAACCCTGGGTAAATTGAAATCAGGAGAAAGAGAAAGAATCGAATTAAACGTTAAAGCACCCGCTACGATTACATCGGCTAATATATCAGGAGGAAACGTGCCTGTTGAACAAAGGGAGCCGGGATTCACCTTGGTTCCTAAGAGACGTACTTGGATTATGGATATCATAACAAGAGGTCAAGCAACATCGAATATTATATCGTGGGTTGAACAGGCTAATATTGATGGGGGAGCAGGTGGAACCGCCGAGGGAGATGTTAAGAATCAAATGGACTTTGATATCGAGGTAAGAAATGAAGCGTTAGTTAAAAGAACGGTTTATATCAAGGTATCTGAGGAAATGTTAGAGGACGTTGATTTCCTTTCATCTGAAATCAATAACGAACTTCTCAGAACATTGTCTCTTGATATCGATAATCAATTATTAACTGGTAATGGTACTGCTCCGAATCTGACGGGATTATTATCCGTTGCTACTTCCTGGAGTGCGGGATCCTTTGCTAACGCTGTGGATGAAGCGAATAACTGGGATGTTCTAAGGACTGCTATCAATCAGGTTTCGATTGCTCATTTTGAACCAAATGTTATTTTAATGCACCCATCCGATGTAACCGCAATGGGATTAACAAAAGGTGCCGATGGTCATTACGTGATGCCCCCGTTCCAATCAGCAGAGGGGAAAATGGTAACAGGCGTTAGGATCCTTGAAAATACAGGAATGACTATTGATAACTTCTTAGTGATGGATTCAACGAGAGCTACTGCATTTTGGAAAGATAATATTAGAATTGAGGTAGGTTGGGTTAATGACGATTTCGTCCGAAATCTAAGAACAGTATTAGCCGAGGCAAGATTGCTTCAAAGAGTTAGAAAGAATGATGCTGGTGCATTCGTTACGGGCACTTTCACCGCAGCGAAAGCAGCACTTGAAACTCCTTAATAACTAAATTCATAATTTTAGGATCCGATCATAAAAGTTGGTCGGATCCTTTCTCCAAATCAATCAAATTATTAACCAAAAAATAAAGATTATGGCTCAGAAAAAATCAACGCCAAAAAGGGATCAAGAAAAAAAGGTAAAGGTTACTTATATCAAAGATGTTGGTAACTATATCAAAGAGGGCGATATCGAAATGGTAACTCCTGAAATTGCTAAGATCCTTAAAGATAAAAAATTTGCAAAATAATTGAACCCGGGATCCCGATTTTAATAATTGAACCCGGTATCCCGATTTTTTAATCCTTTTATTATGGCTTTTCCATTCACTACACCAAACGATTACGTAGGATTCGTATCAATAAGTCAGAATACTTATACCGAATCAGATATTGAGAAATATATCGAAAGGATTGAACCTATTATTGTTAGAGATCTATTAAACGCCCATGCTTACGAGGATCTGAAAGTGAGTCCATTGCCACAAAAATATATTGATCTAATGAACGGGGTGTCCTATTTCAATGAGGATGGTGATCGATGTTATAACTCGGGATTAAAAGAGATATTAAAACTATGGATCTTTTATCATTATGGTTCAGATAATTGGTTCAGCACTCCCGCAGGACGTACTCAGAATGATAATGAGAACGCATCCCGCATCAATGATGGGAGGAATAAACAGATCCTTTACGGACGTTATAATGATGGGATCCGTATTTATAGACATGAATTGATTCCTTTCATAATGGAGCACGAATTAATGGAACAGGAAATAACTAATTTCATAATCGATGCTCCTGGTAGTTTTACCATCCTTACTCCGAACACTCAATATTTAAGCAATGGTGATGAAATTATTTACGATGGTAATCGATATGAAATATCGTTATTAATTCCCGATACATCTTTCAGTATTGTTGCTCCGATTGGATCTTCATTCTATGGAACTTATAAATACGAACCATTCAAAGATTTCAATAAACCAAATAAGAAAACCGTATGGCTATAGTAGATAAATCATATCAGATATCTGAGGGTTCAAATAATCATTTATTTTGGTCAAAGGATGCCGAGTTTTCATTACTTTATGTAACAATCAAAATAGAGGGATCCGATGGACTAATCGATTTCGATTTCGTTCAAAGCAACTTAAATGAAACTGATAAAATGGCTCCGATTAAAGATCATAAAGATGAGGATATCGTAATAAATCAACTTGATAATGATATTTATTTTGTGGCTATTGATACGATGTTCGGATCGTGGGGACAGGTTAGATTCAATGTCGGATCAGCCACCCAGGGCACTATACGAATCATAACCCAGACTAAAACTCCTTAATATGATAACCTTCGATTTTACATACAAAAGTCAGTTAGTACAACAAGTAGAAAATTGTGGGGGTGATTCCTATTGGCAAAGGGAGGAAAGTACAACTACTCTTTCTCCTTTGAATGATGGAGATAATATTTTCACATTGGGAAATATATCGGGTGCTATCGGTTCCTTTGATTCCTTACAAGTTACGAATGATATTCAAGCGGACTCTATTAATGTTACTAATCAGATTCAAGCCGGATCGGTAGTTGCTTCGGGATCCGTTTCGGGTGCGTCAGGATCTTTTACATCATTATCAGCAGGATCAATCAACTCCACAGGTACGATCTCAGGGGTTCTCGGATCATTTACCAATTTAACCTATACAGAATTATTACAGGGAGTTAACGCAGTTCTCACGGGATCTTTATCGTGCCTCACGGGATCTGTTACGGGACAATTTCAAGTAGATGGAGAATTTCGATCCACTACTAAAATGAAAATCAATGGAGGACTTTATAAATCTTACGTATCATTTTCGAGCAATGGGAATCAGGATGTCGGAAAAGTATTTCATTATTTGGATGGATCTACGAATCAAGTGGATCTCGCTCTCGTTGATCCTGTTACTTATGATGGATTAACTGCAACTATAAAATGTTTGGACAATACTAATCGAGTAAGATTAACAACCTCAGCGGGATTTCAGATCGAAAACAGAAATAACTATAGAATGAGAGCAGGAGAATCTATTACGATTCACGCTTATAACGGGAATTGGTGGATCCATTAAAAAATAAATAATATGGCTTATCTTGAAAATAATGTAGTATCAATGGACATCGGGCTGGCTGAATTTTCGGCCAACGTGAACTATTGGGAAAATATAGGTGCAGGTAATCAATATAGTTTGAATCCATCCGTAGTTGGTTCAATGAGGTGGAATAAATGTATTTTATCTGAGGATTATAACGGGGAAGATCTTAATTTCGGATTTAGTTGTTCGTTCTATTCAATCCCACCCGCTCCCGGTGACCAGATCCGAATACGAGTAAGATATCTATTCTATAAGCCAGGGGATAATTTAGATCCTTATGCTGATAGAGATGGTCAAGTAGTTGTTAATATTCCTATTGATAGTTACGATCCTGATCGTGGTTATCAAATAATGCTTGGAGAATCGAACCGGTTGAACGGGAAAGAGGGGGCAACCCATTTACAAATTACCTGTGAAAGGTTGGGTAATTCGGGATCAGATAATTACGGATCCTCAGTAGATGTTTATCAATTTGGAGCACTAAAAATAATTGAATAATGGAACTAACAATTTATCAGGATTATACTATCAAAGGTTTTCATAAAAAAACCACATTCAATAGTTTGGGTGATGTTTATCAAACAGGATATTATTTGAACTTTGATTCCGAAGAAGGAATATTTTCAAACCTTCAAGTATTGGAAACTCGAACTATTACCCGTGATCAAAATGGATTACCAACTAAACGAGATCTTAATATCAAATTTTATAAGATCACAACGGTAGTATTTGAAAAGAATTACGAAAAATATTTTGTGGATTATCAGATCGCACTCCAAAAAAATAAGGATAGTTCAGCACGATTGATCGATAAGGCAGGGGTTTATTTAATGTCCTCCCTGGGCATCGAAAATGCTAAGACTATTCAAACTGAGTTCGCACTTGAAATGTCGATGTATGTTGAACAGAATAGAGATCCATTATTAACAGGAATCCAAAATAGCACGAATCCATTATTGACCGCAGAAACCAAACTCGGTTTAAAAACGATATTGGATGTTGATTTTACTCAGGATCCGATTAACCCCGAATCAATGGAACTATAAAATATAAGAAAATGAATAACGAACAGATCGAACAATTAAATCAAATTAGCTCAGATGTAAAGGATCTGAAACGTTGCTTAATTGGGGACAAGTTCTCTAATGATGTGGGATTGGTAGATATAGTAGAGATCCACGATAAAAAGATCGGGGAGTTAATGGAAGCAGAGAAAAAAAGAAAATGGACCAGGGCAGTATTGATAGCAGTCGGAACAGGATTAATAGCACTATATGAGATTCTACGAGAATTTAAAAACGAAATATTTGGATAATGAAAAAACGAAAAAAAGAGCCAGTTAATTACAGCGGCACAATCAGGATATCAGAACTTGAATCGGGGGATCTCCTCTTGTTAGATGGAGAGAAATTTATGGCCCGGGAGATAGCAAAGGCCCAACGCAGAAAATTTAAAGGATCAGGATTTTCAGAACTTAATCATGTGGGAATTATTATGATTGATCAGGATGAAAATATTATAATCTATGAACAGGATGGAGCAGGGAAATTTGGTACATCTTTCCTATTGGACGAGTATATCAATGTAGGGTCTGTTGTTTATATCGGGAGGTTTAATCAAAAACCGTCTGTAAGACAAATCGTTGATATACGGTTGGCAGTTAAGAAATATGCGTCCGATGATTCTGTTTTGAATTATTCTTATAAATGGATTATTAACTTTTGGATTAACTCAAAGTTTAACAAGTGGTTTAATAAAGATTTTTGGTTGTTTAAAAAGAAACCAAAAGGAACGACTTGCTCTCAAATTACTGCCAAGATCTTTCAAGAGAACACTCAGTTTTTTGCTTATCCTGAGTGGCAATTTTGGTATCCTTGTATGTTTGCCATGGACGAAAACATTACAGTTAAAAAGTTAATATCATAATGAATAATGAAGTAGTCGACATCATTGAGGAATTTATAGCCGGATTGAGATTCGTTCAACCGTTTGGGAATCTCGATACATCATTACCAGAACAAACAACATTATTTGGAACGTATGAAAAAGATCACGCCCGAAAAGGTTTGAAAATTTGGATCGATGGTAACGAATATAAATTCCTCAATGATGTCGACTACTTCATTATTCATTATG